CCAGTTCCAGCGACTTCTATATTTTAAATCTTCTAGTTGTCTACCAAGTATAGTAGCTCTAGCTTCAATGAATATCTTATATAAGAATTCATCATCAAACATAGAATCATCAGAAAACTGTCTAATATGTTTTCTTAGTTCTCCAATGTGTGCATCAATAGTGCGTAATTCAGACATATTAAAAAATTAATTAATTTAGTTAAAATAGTATGTAGTTTTTAGTATGATTCAAAATGAAAATAGGGTTTATATGGAAACTATGACAAACCATATAAACCCTTTTGAAAATATAATAAACCTTGTGGTAATAATCTTTCTACCCTGATAAACTCCAGTTAGTTTTTAGAAATTACTCGTGTGTTTAACCAGCCTCTCATAAATACTTCTTGAGTTCTGTTCTTACGACATATTTCTATATATCTTTCAGCTTGAAGAAAATTTAATAAGTTATACAGTGTTTTAGGATAAGAATGATTGTTAATTGTGTTAATTGTATTCTTTCCTATAATACCATCAACTTCCAGCTCAGGATAATCTTTACCATTTCTGTTAAGTAAGTTACAAGCTTCTTGAGCCATTTTAACAGCAACCTTTTCTCCCATGTTAACACCTGTATCATAAATTTCTTCTGCTATATTTTGAGTTTGAATTTCATCTAGTCTTAAACTGTCCCAAAATTGTTTTTTATAAAAGTTCTCAATTTCAGGTAGTAATTTTTGTTTGTCTATATTATTAGGAAAATTACTTTGAGTTTTAAGACTGTCAATATAAATCCAACCAGACCAATTAGGAAAGAAATTTCTTGCTATTCCACAATAAGTTTCTCCTCCTTTGTCAGCAGGATGATTTGCATATCCACCTTCTAAAGTTAGTGTTTTTTCAAAAGCTATTTTAAAATCTGCCATATCTTCTAATTAATAGTAAAATTGAAATACCAAATAGTATCATCAATATAATTTCTTCTTTTTTGTCTAATAAAGTATCTTGCTTTATTATAACAGGAGCAGGTATAATAAATTGAGAATCAGCAATATAAGCTTCAAATTTAAACTGTTTATCTTCTTGCCAAATCTTTAAATTTAATGTAACTTCTGCTGAATCAGTAATAATTGTTCTCTGATAAAATAAAGTATCTTCTAATAAATCTTCTGTTATATAATCAGTAACTATTTGAATTACTTGTTCTTTTACTCCAGGAGGACAACTATCAAGAATACCTAAAGAAGAATCTAAGTCTTGTTTTATTTCTATTGTATCTATATTGTAAAATGTATCTATCCTTACTTCAGGAATAACTAATGTATCCTGTTTAAGTAAAGATGGGTCTTTCTTATATGCTCTTTGAATTAACTTTTCAGCCGAACAAGAAGAAAACAAAAATGCTATTAATATAATTAACAACCGCATTCTGTTAAAATTGATTTAAGTTTGTATATGATAGTCATAACTTCATCGTGAGTTAAACAACCTAGTTTATCTCCAGTAGTTAAATCTGCATCTGCTTCTTGCTCTGCTTCTGTATAAAAACAAAGATTACAAATTGCTATGAATAAAAAACTAGCAATTGTTAAATCTTCTCTATAACACTTTTCTTTTGATGTTTGATAAGATTGAGCAATTGCTAAGTTATTACCTAAAGTATCTAACTTACAAGCAAAGTAACCTTTCCATATGTCAAAACATTCTTGATTCAATTTATACGTATTTTAAATTAGTTCGATTAATATTTGTTTGTTTTGGATTTAACATATTGGCTAAAACTCTTTTATTATAACCAAATATATCTGAGACCTCTTTGACACTATTATAAAATATTCCTGTCTGAGTATCTAATACAATTTTCATTGCTTGAGGGTTTCCTCTTTTTTTCATTGCTTCAGATATTCTTTTTTTGCTTTCTTCTGACATTTTGTGCCCTTTAACTCCATTTGCTTCTGGACACATATTATAACAATTATCTTTATTAAAATACAAATCAAGGTAATACTGTTCTCTTTCTTGAATTTTGTTTATTTCTTCTACAACTTCTAATACCTCAAAAATAAAATTATCACATAAACGATAATCTCTTACCATCCATTGATTATATCTTTGAACAGATTTTCCTTTTTTTAAAATATAAAGATGTTGTTTAAATCTTTTTAAAAATCCTTGAGAAGTAGAACCAATATAAAATCTATCTTTAATAATATTAGTTATTTTATATACTCCATTTTTATTTAATAAATCTGAAGAAATATCTTGTGTCATTAATAGTAAATATATTTTAAAGTTGTTCCAGTGGCATCAAATGTAATAATTTTATTAAATCTATGTATACCTGGTTCTAGAACAATAATTTCATCTGGTTCTAATGTATAACTAGTTCCATTAGAAGTAATAGTAGCATTAGCTCCACCTGAATTTCTAAAAGAAATTTTAGATGTTCCTGCATTAATTGTTCCTGTTGTTGTAGAACTACCAAAAGTAGGAGATACACCAATAGGTCTAAATAAGTTAAATATCTTATCTAATGATTGTTCAATTATTTCTTGTCTCATTTTATTTTGTTTTTATTGACCATGCTATAAGACCAGCAGAGTTGGTTGTAGCATTGTTTACTCCTTTTAATGAAATTAAATCACCTGCAGAAAAAGAAACTACATCTGATGTATTTGAATATGTTCCTGCTACTGTTACTGCTGATAATGTTATTACTAAAGCTGTATCTGCTCCATTTTTTCTAATAGTAAAAACTAAACTACCACTAGCTGGTTGATTACTACTAGTTACTACAACAAAGTTACTTACTAGACAATTTCTTGTTATTAAAGTTTGTCTGTTATTTTCTGTAGCATTATAGTTAGTAGTTCCATTAACTGGTGCATATGCTGTTGTTGAAGCAGTTATTGTTGCTGCTCCTCCAGTAAACTCCTTATAGTGAGTTGTTTCTTTTTTTATACCGAATCCCATCATTAGTAAAAGTATTTAGAACTAACTGTATTATTTTTAAATTGTTCAAATAAATAGTCTCCAAGTTTAGTTTTTCCTGCTGCACTTAGATGTAAACCATCTGGTTTAAAATCAGATTGTAAAACTTGAAAACCATCTAATCTTGGAGTTGTTCCACTTGACCAAAAATATATTTCATCACTAATCCAAGGTTTTACTGGTATTAAACCTAGTAATTGGTCTTCTACAACAAATCTACATGACCAACCATTATAATAACCTTTTGGTTCAGCATGTTTAAAATCTGCAGAAAATCCAGTATATGGTCTTCCAGAAATGAATACTTGTTTAACCTTTGGAAATTCTGTTTTTAATTTAACTATTAGACTTTCTATAGAATCTGCTACTCTATAACTCCAACTAGGAAAATAAGCAGTATCAGTAAGAATTAAATCATCTTGTAACCAAATAACTTGAACTTCTTCTTTTAAGATAGAAGCACTTGTTAATTTATTACTAGCTTCAACCCAAACAGCAGAATCACTTATCCAATCACTTAAATCTTTTGCTGGTTGACAAAGATTCACAAATCTAAATTGAGGATTATTAAGTTCAGGTATTCTTTGTTCAAATCTCTCAGAAATCTGATTTTGAACAGAAGCTCCTACACTAACCATTACAATTTTATTATTAATAGCTTTAATTTTAGGAGCTTCTAAATTATGAGCTGCTGTATTACCTAATCCTAAAGTGTAACCTTCATAAGTTCCAACTTCATTTAATGGAATAGCTGAATAATAAGGTGCTGCTAATTTTGTTGGGATTAATGTGCAAGAAATTAGTAAAAGCGCACAAATAAAAGTTATAATTTTTTTCATTCGAAATATCCGTTTATCATTACTGTTCCTCTAACTACTTGTGAAGCTGTAGCTGTTCCTACAGGCATCTTTAATATAACATGACAAAATGTTCCTGCTTCCACCATTAAAGGTGTAGCAAACTGCATGTCTATTTCTTTATCTGCTGCTCCTCCTACTGCAGTAGATACTGCAAGAGATTGTGCTCCTAATGTTATTCTTTTAGGTGCTCTAGTTCCTGCTGTAGCTGAATCTGCAGTAGCTAGTGATACTGCTGTAGAACCTAATCCTAATCCCCATTGAAGTAAAGTAGGAGTAGTAGCTACTGCAGCTCCCATATTAAAAGTGTAAATTGTTATACCTGTAATAAACAGGTTTCTTGCTGGTTGAGTAGTAGAACCTGCTGGAACTTGGTATGCAAATAAAGCATAATCTGTTTCTGCTCCTGCTACTGCTGCAAATTGAAATTGTCCTCCTAGTGTAGTATAACCTGCTGCTGTATTTGAAAGAGTAGCTGAAGATGGTGCTGCAGAGTTAGCATAGTTAGCTAATTGACCTGCAGAAGCTCCATGAGGGTTTCCTAATGCAGCTAATCCCATTCCTGATACTGTAGCTGCCCAAAGTCTATTATTTTCAGCATCACCAAGAGTTACAGTCACTTTACTTACTCGAACTTG